ATTGAAATTCTTAAAAAAGCAACCGGTTTATCGCAACCAGTAGTTTATGGTGAAGATTTGTGCTCTGAGTTTGAGAATTATTTAACTGAATATTTTTCTTGTCCAGTTTTTGTTTCCCACTGGCCTATTGCAATTAAAAGTTTTTACATGAAACAATGTACTGATGGTTCCGGTGAATGTGAAAATTTTGATTTGTTAATGCCTTATAAAGTTGGTGAGTTAATTGGAGGGTCAATGCGTGAAGATAATCTTGATGCAATGTTAAATGTTATGAAACAAAAAGGTGTAAGTCCAGAACCACTTGAATTTTATTTGGACTTGAGACGATTTGGTACAGTTCCACATGGAGGGTTTGGACTTGGTCTTGATAGAATGTGTATGATGTTTACAGGTATGGAATCAATTAAAGATGTTGTAGCATTTCCTGTATTTTATAGAAATTGTAGTTATTAAAAAATTGTCTGTTTCTACGATAAAATTTTGTTTTAGTCTAACTAAAAAAAATTGATTTATACTAACATTATCATTAAAATTCTATATTATCAATGTTAACATATGTGCAATTAGAAGCTTCTGATGACCAAGTTGTGTCATATTTGAAGAAATTATGGAATGGTGATAAACCAATATCAACGCCAGTTGATGAACAAACCCAATTAAATCATCAAAATCTAACTGTATCTGATGGTAAAACTGGGTCATTAATTCAACAATTAATTGATGCGGATATTTTACAACCAGTTAGTAATAACGAGTCAATAGTAGTATCGTGTGAACCAAAAAATAATCAAACAATAGAATTATCAGAATCTACAAATCAGGAGTTTCTTTCTGAAAAACCAGTAGAAAGTGTAACTGTTGAAGATATAACATTAGCAGAAGCAGAACCAAAACAAGAAACCGAAAATAAAATTCAAAACGATTATGTGAAAATTGATAATAATTCAAATACTAATTCGTCTCAATCACCGGTAACTATTCAGCTTGATAACAACTTGACAAATACAAATAATAGCGATATAAATATGCAAGTTGAACAAGTTGATCATGTAGAGCAAGTTGAACAAATTGTCCTTGATGCGGGTGATAAAGTAAAGTTTCGTAAACAGGTTAAAGGAAACTTGAGTAAGATTAGAGAAATTGGTTTTAGAGTATATCATGATATTGAATTGGAAAAAGAAGTGAATCTAGTGACTTCAACAGTAACAAATGGTGATATTGATAAAGTATTTGATTTTAAATTTGGGCGTCCTTTTAGTAGAAAATCTTTGATGGGAGATATTTCCCGATGTATAATTTTTGCAAAACATAAATCAGGTGATAAAACAAAACCAGAAAATTTTAGATATTTGGTGAATCATCACAATACTGTTAAAATATTGGATAGAATTTGGTGTTCAGAACTAATTTTAAAATGTGGAAATAATTTACCTGATAAAAATATTTTCAAATCAACTTTAGTAAAAGCTTTTAATGGTTCAATTATTACAACTGCCTGTGAAAATACGAAATCTTTTGACAATGTAGTAATGATTGATGTTATGAAAGCATTTGATTCACTTGATTGGGATATTTTAGAAGAATTGCTTTTAGCAAACTTGACAAGAAAAATTAATAAAGAAAATGCAACTGAATTAGTTACACAATACATGACAATTCTTAAAAATCGTGAACTTTATTATAACAATATTCGTGTTGAAGTATCAAAAGGTATTCCTACTGGACTACCGAGTTCAAATTTAGTTTTTACACTTGCTATTGAAGAAATTCTATTTAGGTGGTTTAATAAATTCGGTTATTCAAATAACAAAGATTTTAAATTAAATGTTTACGTTGATGACATATACATGCAAATATTAAATCTAGCAAATGCATCTGATATCGTTAATAGTTTAATTGACCATTTGGAATACTATAAATTAAAAGTTAATAAAGATAAAACTAAAGCAGATGAAAACCTTAAAATTGCAGGTTTAACAAATTTTATTAAGTCTTCTGACTATTATCTTGGTATTCCATTTACACGTGATGTTAAGCTTTACGGAGAATTAATTCTTTCTGAAATTAAGAAGAAACACAACTTTAATAGTTGGCTTGATATATATGATATTTTATTAGAAGAGAGAGCATCAACTGAAAAATCATCTGTTTATGGTTTTTTAAATTATAAATTAAGACCATTTTTTGTAATCAATGCCGATGATAATGTTGAGTTTGACAAAAAGTTTATAACAAGCTTTGTGTATGAAAACTATGCGAAAGAAGCGGTAAAACAAAGAGATACAAGAATAAAACAACTTCAACAAGTTTTAATTACATTAGTTGTAGTTTTAACTGCTATTTCTGTTACAATGTTCACATCATATGTAACCAGTTCACAATCAAATTAAGTAAAAATTGATTAATAATTAATTTACATCTATTTCATTAGAATATAAAAAAGATGATATTATTGTTTAGAGATTCAAGTGTAAACTTTTGGTTAAATAATACCATAGTTGATTGCGGTATAGCAGAATCACAAAATAACATTCTAGACATTGAATTACCAGAAGATATATCATCAGATGAAATCGAAGAAAATAATGTAACTAATATAGAAATTATAAATAATAAAAAATTGAATAAAAAACTTGAACATAACCAAGACCTTATATATAATGAGTCAAAACACAAAAAAATTTATATTGGAAGAAACACAAAAGTTACTAATGGAAATTCTGGAGAAAAAGATTCCAGATGTAAACATGATGGATATAAATATAAATACAAAGATTCAAATACTAGAATCAATAATACACAAAAGACCGTTGAATATCAATGTGTACAAAAATGTTCTAGTACCAATTTCAACCAAAGAAAAATGCGAGAAATGCCAAAGACAAGCAACTTATATAATTATGAATGATGACAAAAGTAAACTTTGTTGGACTCATAGTCAAAATATTGAATAAATTTAAAAATTGAAATAATTGTGCATTCCGTCATTGGACTTACTTTAATGAAAAAACTAAAAGGATTAAAAGATTTACATAACGAATTTGTAGATGTAATTAATCAGTTAGATGAAAAATTACAAGACAATTTAAAAAAGATAAAAAAAGAGTATCAAAGAAATGTAACAGAAGAAAAAGTAAAATTACTAATAGCTATCTGTAACGGTGAAGGGTTAGATTTTGACCAAATAAAAGGTAAATATTTAAAAGCCAAAGAACTTTCCCAAACAAATTACGATCCTCATATTCCCGAAGAAGCACCAGTTGAAGAAGATTTATTAGATAAGGTTGAAATCAATGGTAAAGAATATTATTATGAAAATAAAGAAAAAGGAATTGTATATGATATGAGTTCAAAACCAGTTGGTATTTTTAAGGGTGGTAAAATTTTATTTGTTTAATAGAAAAAAATTAGTTAAACTAGTTTATAAGTTGAATCATTCTTAGAGTTGCTTTTTTTGACCAAGAATATTTTTTCATAAAATCCCCAATTAAATTATCATTATATTTTCCTTTAAAATTCCTAATAAAATCAGCTAAATCGTCATAGCCACCTAAAAGTTGTGTTCCGTTGTTACCAGTTTTACATAAATAAATTTGTGGAAAAGTAGCAATTGCATTTGTTTTAAATTGGTTTTTATTTGTATTATTGACATTTATAATTTCAACAGAAATATTATTTTTAGCAAGTAAATCTTTTGCAGCGATAGAGTATGGGCATCCTTCTAATATTATTGCTTTTAAATAATAGTTATTCATTATTAAATATAATATTTAATAATTTTTTTATATTAAAAGTTTTAAAGATTATTTTCTATTTTTCACTAATAAACAAATAAATGGGAGGAGGATTAATCCAACTAGTAATACCTGGTATACAAGATTCACCAATCATTGGTAATCCAGAAATTACTTTTTTTAAAACAGTATATAGACAACATACAATGTTTTCACTTTGCCAAAATGATAGATACATTGGTAATTTAGAATTTGGTAAAGAAGGAACAAAAGTTGTTGAGAAAAATGGTGACTTATTATTTAATCAGACACTAAGACTTGAAATTCCATATTTTGAAATCATAAAAACTCAAAATATAAGTGAGTTAGTGAAATCGGAATATGATATTAATGAATTAAATATTACATATATGAATTCAAATTGTGTTGTTTTTAATGTTAATGACACATGGTATATTGTACCAGAAAAACTTTTTAAAATTGGAAGTTTTGAAAATATTACACAAGAAATAGAATCATCAAATCTTCAAAATAAATTATTGCCTGAATTTATAAAGTCAACTACTTTGGGTAACAATGTAACTTTTTATAATATAAAAGAGAGTTTAACATCACCAATTATTTCATTATTAAGAGTAGAATCAAATTATTGGGAACAGTTTTGGTTAGACTTTATTGATAAAACTTCAGATGAAACTTATTATAATGCATTACAGACATTGTCAAGTACATATACAAGATTACATGAAGATTTAAGAAATAGAATTTTTAATATTTATTATGGTATAAATAACTCATTTAAATCATTGCCTGATTTTCTATTTAGAAAAACAAGTTCTGAAGTTAATGAAGCAGGAGTATTTAAACAAAAAACAGAAACAGAAAGGTTTTTTGAATACCAAAATAATTTCAACAAGGCTATAACAGTTGATGACGATTATGAAATAGATAAAATTTATAAATATTGTGTAGACAATCAAAAAGATTTTAAAGTGTATGTTCAAGATTGTTTGAAATATACACCATTAGTAATTAAATTGATATTAAAATTTTTTTATTCAAACAGTTTAGTTTTATATACTTTTTGGAAAAAATATAATATATCAACAAACAATGAAATTAATAAAAATATTAACGAAAGTGAACAAAATTTTAAAAACGAGTGGAAAACTATTCTTAATAGATTAATGGATGATGTTTTAAAAACAAACAATATTAAAAATATTGTATTTGATGAATTTTTAGATAAATATTTACAATGCGAATCTAATATTAAAAATTTGTTTATAAATTTTGAGTTAGAAAATAACTCAATTATTTATTCAAAATTGAAAGTATTTATGAAAAGATTTTTATTTATAAGACATTATTCCGTTAATTTTTATAATTCATATGAACCATATCATTATCAAATTGAAGTTCCAACCGCAAATCCATTAGAGGAAGAAACAAAAGATAATTATAATAGTCAAATGTTAAATGAAATAAATCAATATTCAAATTTAAACAGTTCAGTAAAAAGCATTAGTTTAGATGAAATGACTAATTTAACTCCTGTAAGTTTAGAAAATATTTATGCTGTGTTTGCAGAAGAATTATTAAGTATTTTGTCAAAATACACATATTTAGAAAAAGGAGACATTAGCTTTTTAACTTTTTGGAAAAATTGTGTTGTTGATTTAGTTTATAAAAATTTTATTAATAATTATCGAAGAACATTACAAAATCCAAATTTAATAAATGCACAAAGTGATAGAAAACTAACTTATTATTACTCGATGTTACCAGGTAGTGCATTGACCAGTTCATATATTAATGATTTATGGTTTCAAATGTTTAATAAGTCAAGTTGGCTCGGTTGTATTCAGCTTTCAGACAATAATTTTTTAAAGTTAAAATCAAATATAATAAGCGTAAAAAAATTAAATTTAAATGGTTCTATAACTGAATTAGATAATGTATATTATAAACTAAGTGTAACAAATACATATACATACAAATATTTTGATGAAAACATAACCCTAGAACCAACTGATAATTATAGTAAAATAAATGTGAAAGATATTATTTATCAAAGATCATCAAGAAAATTATATATTCGTTTTAACAACTATTATAATAAAGATTTTGTAAGTTTAACATTAAAAAATACCTCTTCAGATAAAGATTTATTATTTACTTCTGTGAATTATGAAAAAATGCAAAATGAAAAGGGGTTTAATAGTTTATATTTAGCATTCGCATTGTCGGAAAATTATATTTTTTCAAATGAAAACATAATAAGTCTTAAAGTAACATATACAAATTATGTTCCAATTGTAAATTTTTATGATGGTACAGCTACTAATCCATTTATTAAAACAACAAAATATTTTTATCTTAAAAAATCAACGACCAATACACTTAAATTAAATAAAATAGAATCTAATGGAACAATTAGATTAGAAAATGGAGAAGAGTTATACAATCAAATTAATAAAAATGTAAGAATTCTAACAATTAAATATTTTGGACAATTTTCGTTAAGTAGTCCTGTTAAGTTTAGCTGTGAAGAAATAGTTCAAAATATATCTAATGATAAATATTTAAAAACAGGTACTTATGGATATGCTATAAGTTTTTATACATTAACATCAGAGTCGGATTTAAGTGATATAAAATATATTAGTGTTGTAGAAACTGAAAATACAAAGTCTATTGTGAAAATATCAAATATACACATAAGTAGTGATAAAAATGTTATTGGAAGAAAAATATACAGAACAAAAGCTAATTCAACCGAATTGTTATTACTCTTTACTATTAAAAATAATTCAGAAACAATATTTATTGATAATATAAATGATAATTTGTTAGGTGTTGAATATATTGAAGGTCAAAAAACTAAAGTAAATAAAATAAATTCAAGTGATGCTTTAACAAAAAAATTCTTAGTAAAAGTAAAAGTTAATGCAGGAAGATATTACTTAGAAAATACTTTAACAAATACTGAAATTACAATTCCAGACAGTGTAATACCTTTAATAAATGAAATATATTTAGAAGACATTGAGTATCCAATTAGTGTAATTCCAAATACAAATTTTATGATTGAGAAAACAGGTTTTGTCACATTAACAAACACAAGCGATTTTTCTTCAAAACATCTATATTACTTAAGAAATATTACAAATGTTACAGATATTACAAAATTAATACCTTCAAAAAAAGAAGCAATATTTGTAAATAACATAACGCATACTTTAATTTCAGGTACTTCAAATTTTGTTGCAGGAACATATAACTACTTAATAAGCTTTTATAATGCGAATACCAAAAAAGAATCTTTCCCTCAAGATTTTAATGTAACTTTTGTATCATCTGGGGATAAGTTTGTCAGATTTTCTAATTTTCCGCAAATTTTAGATTCAACTTATAACTCATGGAATTTATATAGAAAGAAATCAGATGGATTTTATTATTTATTAAAAACAGTTATAAGTACTTTAGAAAATAGTTTTGATGATAATTTTCCTGACAATTTGTTAGTCATTAAATATAGTGAACCAAGTTTTATTTTATCAAATAAAATTAACACACATACTATAAACAGACCAAGTAGTTTTAATATGTCAAATTCATCAACAATCAAACCTATAAATTTTCCGGCTGGTAAATACAAATATGAAATATCTTATTTTGGTAAAAATAATGAAATAACTGTATCATCACCATATTTATTATTTGATATTACTACTTGGTGTCCACAACTTAATTTTGTTACTCCTTCTGATTCTAACATTTTAGGATGGATTATTTACAGAAGTGAACAAATAACATCAGATAATCCTGATAATTATAAAAGTATTTGCGTTGGTGTTGTAAATGTATCAAATCCAAATAAATTTTTTGTTGATCCACTTTTCGTTGTTAATTCTCCAAAAATCAATACTTTACCAATTGAATTAGGTAAACCTTTGTCTTTTACAATTAGTGATTCATCAATTGATAAATCTGCTGACTTTATGTCTGGATTGTACAAGTATGAATTTACTTTTTTGGGTTTAAATAATTTAGAATCAGAAAAATCAGTTGCTGTTTTGTATACTGTTAATACAAAGGCACCAAAAATATCATTTTCAGCAATATCAAGTGCCAGTATATTAGGATGGAAAATTTATAGAAGTTCATTAATTCCAACTGGAAACAATGGGTCATTATATCAAACAAGTTTAGTTGGATTTTTAGATAAAACACAGTCAAATGAATTTGTAGATTCCTTTAGATATTTAAATGTTCCTAATTCGTCAATTGCAGAATCAGCTATTACAAAACCAGCCAATTTTATATCAGGAAAATATAAGTATGAAGTTACATATTTTGGTGTAGATAAATATGAAACAAATAGGTCACCTCCAATTTTGTTCCAAATAAATTCAATGTGCCCAAAAATAACATTTGATTATCCAATTGACCCAAATATTTTAGGGTGGAAAATTTACAGAAGTGATTTAATACCAGCTAATAACGATGGTTTGACATATAAAACTTTTTTAATTGGTTATTTAAACAAATCCATATCAAATGAATTTATTGATTCATTAGACACTCTTAGTGCCCCTATAAACTCATTTACAATTAGTGATTCAACAACAACTAAGCCAACAAGTTTTACAGCAGGTTCATACAAGTATCAGGTAACATTTTATGGAGCAAATAATAGTGAATCAGTAAAATCACAAGAAATAATATATCAAATTAATACCAAAATGCCTAAAATAAGTTTTGCAACACCGACAAACCCAAACGTATTAGGTTGGAAAATATACAGAAGTGTATTAATTCCTCCAGGTCAAAATTCATCATCTTATTCAACAAATTTAATTGGATTTTTACTAATATCAGAATTAAATGAATTTGTTGATTTATTAGGTACAATGCCAACTAACTTGTATGAAATTAGTGATTCAACATTAGATAAAATTTCGGACATAACATCTGGTAATTATAAATATGAAGTTGAATTTTATGGTCCAGATAGTGTTTTAGAATTATCAAATAATGTAATAAATACAACAAAAGTATTACCACAAATTTACAATATAACAACCAAAATGCCAAAACTAACTTTTAGTAAATCAATCAATTCGCAAATATTAGGCTGTAGAATTTATAGAAGCTCTGTAATTCCATCAGGCGATAATGGTTTAACAACACCAACAAGGTTAGTTGGTGTTTTAAATTTTCAAGAATCAAATGAGTTTATTGATTCATTAAGTAATGATGCAATTACAACATTACCATCAGCACCTTCACTTTTAACAACAAGTTCGTTTGGTTCTAGAGATGCTACATTTTTCCCTGCAGGTGGGTATAAATATCATGTTTCTTTTTTTGGTGCAAATAATTCCGAATCTCAGATATCAGCAGGAACCGCAATTGTTACATCTAGTACTTCATTTCGTATAAGAGTTACCCTAAATAGACCAAGTGATTCAAGTGTATTAGGTTGGAAAGTTTACAGAAGTGAAACATTTGTTGGTGTAACAAGTGCTTCAGTAGCAAATAATATTACATCATATAAAATGCATTTAGTTGGTATATTTTATAAATCATCATCAGTAATTCCAACAAATAATTATGTTGACTTATTAAATTCTTTGGGTAACTACGCCAATTTACCACCCACATATGCGATTACAAATTCAGATGTGGACAAACCCTCAAATTTTATATCAGGTAGTTATAGATATGAAGTTTCTTATATTTTTGGGTCACAAACACGTGAAACTGCAAAATTAAATTCACAAATTTATCAAATTGGAACTAAAATGCCACAAATTACTTTTACAATTTCAGATGCTCAAATTCCAAATATATTAGGTTATAAAATTTATAGAAGTGATTTAATTCCTGTTGGAGCTAACAGTTCATCTTATCCAACACGTTTTGTGGGATTTTTAAGTCCATTAAAATCAAATCAATTTATTGATTCATTAAATCCACTTAATACTTTTACGATAAGTAATTCATTATTAGACATACCATCTAATTTTGCAACCGGAACATATAAATATGATATATCACTAATATATTCAGATAATACAGAAACAGGAAAATTAGAATCACAATTGTATAGTATTAGTACGAAAATTCCGAAGATAACATTTAATACACCAATTGATCCTAGTATAATTGGATGGAAAATTTATCGAAGTTTAATAAATCCTCAAACAAATAATAGTTTTACATATCAAACATTTTTAGTTGGTACTTTATTTAAATCTGTATTAGAATCAGATACAAACGAATTTATTGATTCACTTGAAACTGAAATTTACCAAACAATTAATTTTACATTAGCAGATTCTTCAATAAATAGACCAAATAGTTTAATAGGAGTTTATTACAAGTATCAGGTTACAATGTTTGGAACCGATGGTACAGAAACTGCAAAATCAGTTCCAGTTATTTATAAAGCTAATACAAAAGCACCAAAAATAACATTTTTAATCCCATCAGTCCTTAACATAGCTGGTTGGAAAATTTATCGTAGTTTGTTCTTTAATGATTTAAACACAAATATAATACAAAGTCAAACTAGTTTAATTGGTATTTTAAATAAATCTAATACAACAAATGAATTTATTGATGAGGTATATACATTAGGTAATATTCCATCACAATTTTTGTTTGAAATTAAAAATTCAAATAATTTAAAACCTCATTATTTTACATCAGGAGTGTATAAATATGAAATAACATTTTATGGAAACAATAATATTGATACTTTTTCATCAAATCCAGTTACTTTTAGTATAAATAATTTTAAACCAATAATAAATTTTGACAGCTTTATAAAAATAAATACAAATAACTTAACAATTTCCGGTTGTAAAATTTATAGAAGTGAAAGAATACTTGAAGGTACAAATGCAAATAATTATATAACAAAACTAGTTGGTAATATTGTTTTTTCACAAAATACAACATTTATTGATGATTTAATTATTTTACCAGAAGAAAACACAATTAACTATAAATATGAAATTATAAAAATTCCAATTATTAATTCAGCACCAAATTTAAATAGTTTTATTTCACATTCAACAGATTATAATTTTATTAACAACAAAAACCTATCAGATGTTAATGATTATTTATTTAATAAACCCATGATAATGTTAGTTAATAATACACAAGCAAATACAGGTTCTGAATACGAAAGCTTAAAAGCAATTAATTCTCAATTATTATATTTTTACAATATTAATTTTAAAACAAATTCAACATCTGTAATTAAGTTAAATGATATTGATATCAATTTTATTTGCCCAATATCAACACAACAGTTTTTTGTTAAACCTGAAAATGAAACATATTATAAATTAGACAGAATAAAAAACAAAATAGAAGATAAAAATGTTCAAGTTTTACAAAAAACATTTAATCCTGCATTTGATGAATTTAATTTATCAACCGAATTTACAAATACTGGATATTACTCTGATGTATTTGTAGACAAATTATGTGATAAATATTTGAGTTTTTTGAGCGAAAATAATGATTATTTAAAAATATTTAATATCATTGATAACTCAGTTGCAGAGTTCAACAATTTGTTTGTTTATATGTTAAATAAAAACAATACATTTTATGGTTTGGTTTCAAAAAAAATTTTTGATTTGGGTTCAAGTATAAATAAGTTTTATAATATAAATAAATCTTCAGTTGTAAGATTACCATTACCAACTAGTTTTACTCTCGCAAATATACCAGATGGTGATTTTATTAAATTTTCAAAAAGTGCTTTAATACTTGAAGATACTAATAAAGACAATGAAAAGGCGTATAAAACAGTTGTAAAACCAACATTAAATTTGGATAAATTTAATAACTTTAAAGTTTTAACACCTTTTTATAAAAAATATTTAAGAAGTGAAAGAATTTCATCTGAATATTTAAATATAATTGAAAATATTTCAAAGTTTTTTGTAAACCATATGCAATATGTTAATGACAATATTGATTTTATGATTTTATCAAATCCAAACACTAAAAAAAATAAATTTTTATCAGTAAGTGAAATTAATCAAGATATAAATAATAATTTTTACGATTACACTGGAGAAATGACATTAAAAACCTTACATCCCTTGGTTGATACAAGTATAGACAAACTATTTGTTACAGACTCTAATGAAAATGTTATAACTTTAACAAACTTTACCAAAACAAATCAATACGAAATAACTACAAATGAATACACTGATAATAAAAAAGAAAATTTATTTGCAAGTAATGAAATTATAACAAATTTATATAATGAACAAAAACCTGATAAATTTAATTATTATGGTGTGCTTTCCCTAGATTCAAATAGTAATTTTATTTTTTCGGATGAATATTTAGGTAATGAAAACAATAACAAAATAAGATATATTATGTGCGACGATAATCAAATATATCCTGCTGTATTTAATGAAAATAATAATAGATATCAATTCAATATTCCTATTTCATCTTTTCAAATTAATGATCCTGTAGAAATTGTGGCGACAAACCTTAAGAATACATCAGCTGATGTTGTAGATTTAACAAATTCATTTCAAGTTCAAAGAGTCGTAGATTCAAATAACAATCCGATATTTAATTATTTATATGAATATAATATAATTTTTGAAAGTAGTATTTCATCAATAATAAGTTCACAAATGTCTACTCAAATATTACTTAATACAACTAGAATTGATTGTACAATTAATCCCATATCAAATACTGAAATTAAACTATTTATAAGATCAGAATCATTAGTAAATATAAATGAAAAAAAATTAGTTTTACTTTCAAATATATCTGATTTAGAATCATTTGTTGTAACACCAAATATATTATCAATTAAAGTAGTCAGATTTTTAAAAGCAAATTATTTTGTTCCCCGTGACCCTACAACTTTATCACTACCTTTAACAGAATTTTTTTTATTATGCAATTTTAATGGTAATTTAAACATTTATTCTTTATTTGATATTTTTACTATTAACATAAATTCAGTTGTAATTCCACAATTAGGATACTCAAACCCAGCGTTAGTTACAGAAAGAGGTTTTTGGTTATATTTAAATGAAAACTTTAATGAAACAACAGGGTTAAGATTTTATAAAAAATCATCAAATGCACAAGCTGAAACAGATATTAAAAGTAATTTTGTAACCGTAAAATCTTTGCCATCAATAACAGTAAAAAATAATGTTATTTATTCAAATTATGAATTATCAGAGTCAACTAGAAATTTAATTGAAACTAATGATGAACATTATATTATGTTATACAACTTGAGTGAAATGCGATTTTATATATCAAAAAAGAAAAACATTCAAAATTTACAAATACCAAGTGGAAACTATCACACATGGATTTTAAACAAAGACTTAATTAATGTTATTAAATTAAACAGATCATATAATATAGAAACAAATGGAAATTTATCTAATATAAATAATTTAGTTGAAAATTCATTCTATATGGTGAAAGGACCAAATAATGAAGAATGTTTTTATTATTATAGTTCAGGTAGCATAATTAATACAAATACTCCTTTAACAAATAATAAACCAATTCAATATTATTCAAGAATTATAGGAACAAATACATCTGCAATATCTAAAAACGAAATTTATTTAGTTGATAATGATTTATTTAGTGTAGTAAATAGTCAATTAATAAAATCTTATAAAACCTATAATTGTAAATCAAATTTTTTAACAAGAACATTGACAAATGTAGGTACAACATTTTTTAATTTTGATACAAATGAAAACGTTGGTTTTGGTTCTAAATTTATGACTGATAATTTAAGTATTACATCTTTTAATTCATCACAAATTGTGTTTGAAGGGGCTAATGAAGTGGTTATAAGTTTATTATTAAAAATTAAAAATTCAACTCCAGAAAGAAAAATTTTAGTTCCAGTTATTATTAAAAAATATGAAAATATAACATTACCAATGATTACATACGTAAGAAGTGGAGTTACTTATACAAATTCAATAGTTCCTATTTTAACATCATCATTACCAATTACAACTAATATAACAACAAATATTGCAACTTCAACATTTAAAAATGGAATAAGACTTTCAACTGTTTATTCAAATGTAAATGAAAATATAAATTTATCCAGTAATACATCATCTGTAACTGGAATTCAAACCGTAATATTCCCAGTTAAAAAAACTACAACATTTATATTAAATTCTGATGTAGAAATTGGTAAAATAACATCTGACTATAAAATTAGTTCTTTATCTCCAAATATACAAATCTTAAAAAATGAAAATGAATATACAATTATTTTAAAGCAAGGAATTATAACATCTTATGAAAATGTTTTATCTTATATAAACACGACATGGAGTTTACAAATTGAATCATCAAATGGTGAAATTATGATTATGTATTTTAATATTGTATTTGTATCAACATTAACATTATTAGATGATTTTTTAGGACTACAAACAAATAATTCCAATAAAATAGGTTTTGCCCAACCAATATTATCTGATTCATTTGGTGAAATAAAAATGCTTAATTTGCTTCAAAATTATGAATTATTAAATACGAACATTTTTAAGTCAAATGTAAACGATTTAGAATTAAATACCTTAACGGATCAATATTTGATTGGGTATAAATATTATGAAAATACTAGAAATAAAGATGTTGTTAATTATAAACATGAAATTAAACCATTAAACTTTCATGGAGTTTTAAATATTAAACCTAAACTTAGTGATGTATCAAATCAATCTCCAAATATAATAAATACTTTTCAACAGTTAAGAGTTCAAGCAGTTTTTTTTATAGTAACGTATACATTAAAATTCACATTTGACAATGTACAGGAAAGAAAAGTTGAGGTTGTTTTTAATAATTCAAGTGCATCAAGTAGGTTTAATTATTTTCAATCTTCTGATGATATTATATCAAGTTCTGTATCTATTACGATGTCTATTGAAAATCCATTATTTGTTAAAAACAAAATATATTTATATCCAAAAACATCAAAACAATTTATTATTAGTTCAGTTGATATGTTGTATTTGGAAGCAAATGAAATAATCAGTATTGATGGAAATATTTTTTTGATTAAAGGATTAAACATTTTTAATGATACATATGAGGCAGAAAATTTAACCATGTCAAGAGAAATGAAATATTATTATAACGGTTATTATTCTTTTGGAATATATTACAGTAAAGAAAACAGAGAATTAGCTAACATTGAGCCAAACAATATTATAACTTTTAGTACTAGCCAAGAAATTGCAATTGGTGACATTTATTTACAAAATAATCAATTAATATGTTCAGAACAATCATCTAATATAAATTTAACAAATGGTTCATTGTGTGGAACATTTACTGAAAAAACTTTAAAAGTTAAGTTGTTTTGCTTTAATAATAAATTTTATTTGTGTGATAATTTTATTAAAATTAAAAAAATGGATAAAATGGTATATATAAATGGTCAAAACAATGTTCAAATACTTACTGTGATAACTGTAAGAAATAATGAGGTAATTTTTGATTCATTGTTGCAACTAACATCTAACCAATTTTATGATTTTATTCTTTCTTATCTTCCAACAAATTCTGATTATGTGTATATTGATGGAACAGGAAAAATTAATAATAATAACACCATTTATAATAATACGGTAATTGGTTTGCAAAATATTTTATCAACAAATAAAATTGATTTATTCCATGTTAAAAATGGTCAAATTATGCAATGGAATAATGTAGCATCATATTATTGGGTTTATTTAATAAATATAAATTACAAAAAAAATTTTACAAATTGTATGCAGTTACCAAACAATACATCAAACCTTATTATTAATGATGTTCACCCAATATCTATAAATGTTACATTTGAAAAAAATAATTCATGGTTTAAAATTGTTGACTCATCGAATTTTATAAAAGGATTTAATTGGTTTTATGGTCAACCTATAAAAGTAAATGGAATTTATTCATTTATTAAAGATATTATAATAAATTCAGGTTTTATTTATATTAAAGTAAGTGATGATGCAACAACACAATTAATGTCTACACCCGAATCAAATTTAACAACAATAATGTATTTATCAACATCATATACTGATACCAAAACATTTTATTTACTAAACATGTTTAGATACAATTTCGGAATTCAAATAACTGATTACACTATGAAAATTGGTACTGAAATTGAGGTAATTAGATGTGCACTTAAAAATGACGAACTAATTTTTGTTGACAAAACAGTAAATAATAAAAAAATTATTTTTAAGTATGGTGTTTCAATTGCTGAAAACGAAAAAGCAAACAATATATCAAATGATTATGATAATATATATTTTTATAAATATTGTATGATAAATGATGATGGAACAATTGGTAATTTTGATACTTTAACTGGTACGTATTATTTACTTTGTGAAAGAGATAATTTATCAATTCAAAGAATATATCTTTGTAAAATTAAAAATGGAAATAAAATTAAAACATACTCAAACATATTAAGTCCTTTTTTCTACTCTCAAACATTAAGTAAATTAATTAGTATTAAATTTCATTATACAGGTGAATTTTCATATAATTTTTCACAAATAATACAGTCAACAAAAAATATTGATATTAAAATGCAAAAAATAATTATTTTTAATATGTACGAAATAAAATTTAAAAACATTGCACAAATAATTAATAATGAATATCATCAAGAAATTATTTTTATTAATAAAAATGTTAATACACAAATATATCAAAAAGCTTACCTCGATGAAAAATTATCCCAAGAAATTAAAATTATAAGAGTTAATTTAAAATATTATTTGGTTTCCCAAAATGTATTGTCAAACAATTTGGTAAAAATTTATACTAAAAATGAAAACTACTTAGTAAAATCACAAAAAATATCAAAAAGTCTTAAAAAAATTAAATTATCTGATTCTACTTTAGATTTTTACATTAATACAAATATTTTAGATACGGAAGATTTTGTTCAAACTATTTATTTATCAAAAGTTAATGAAAATGATACAATATATAAATATAAGCTAATTGATAATTCAAACTACTTATTTACCACTGGTGAAAAATATGCAATTAACTCATTAACAGCTATTGTTCAGAATATTGATGTAAATAATTTTACATTTAAAACTGAAAATCCAATTGACGACGATTCAGTCGAAACTTCTGATGATTTTTATAAAATTAGTTTATTAATTACTGTTCCTATTGATACAAATTCATATTTTGACCAAATTTTGCTATTTACTGGTGTAAAAAATCTTAGATTAAAATTATTGAATAAATGTGCTATTAAACTTGTTGATTTTTGCAATTACTTAAAACCTTGGAATAAGTGGAGTTTACTATGTTCAATAAATAATATTGAATACTCATCAAATTTGTTAGTAACAAATACATGTGTAAAATGGGAAGATGGTAAAATAAAAATAGTAAAAGATCAAATTAATACTGATTATTCTTATTTAACAAACAAAGAACTTAAAATATTATCAACATTTTTAGAAACTGTTAATACATCCCCAACTAGAAAACAAAATTACATAACATTAAAAACACAAATAGAACCACTAATACTAAATAATTTGGAAAATTTAATTGGTGTGCCTGATTTTTTCTTAGATGTAATCGGAAATATTAATACATTATTAAAGTCTTTTGGTTATGATGTATTGTTTAACGGTAATAATTTAATATTTAAAAATGATTTGACTCCACCTTATGTAATTGTAGATGGTGAATCAGAGCTTGCATATGAACTTTCAAATGAATATATTTATGACCAAAATACAAACACAGTTTATAGAAATCAAAACTCATTAAGCGAAATAAATAATCAACTTCTTTCATGGATTAATAAAACAACAGTAACTAAAAATAGGGCTTTGTTTGGTATTGGAATAAATAAATTATTAAGGTACTTAAGTATATTTGGAACCCAATTGAATGAATTATTAGATAATTTTACAAATAATTTAAGTGATACACCAGACTATTACTTTTTAAACCCAATCAAATTTATAATAGGAAAAATATGGGAAAAATATTCAACAACTGGTAACCTTGTTAATCTTGATACAGAATTTACAGACAAACTAATATCTACAGTTATGTTTACACAAAATCCTAAAAAAATTTACAACTATATTTCAACAAACTACTTGCTCAAAACAAAATTTAATGGTATATATTATTATGGTTCTTATTTAAGCAATACTTTTAAATTACCAATTCAAGATGAAAATATTCAAAATTTAATTGAGTTTAATTCTTATGGATTTGCTTCACCTTCACAAATAAATGGATTAATTATTAATCCAGTTTATAAATACAAACTAAATTTTGCAAGTTCAGAAATACTACCAGATTGCACATATTCACTTGATTTTTTAAATGGTGATAAAATAAATACTTCTATTGATTTAGCTAACTTTGAATTTTATCCAGACCAAATTAATTTTTCATCAAATTATAATATTACACCAAATGATTTTTACATATTAAATCAAGAAAAAACATATTCCATAGTTTCAACAGTATTTTTGGGATTTTTATATAGAGTAAAATTTAGTTCAAATTATAATGTTGCACTTATTGATGAAATATATATAAATGGTGTTAATCTTGTTATTCAAAATATTGACTCAATAAACTCAAATATTGACTTACTAATTCCAGACTCTGCTCCATCAGTAAATGATGTTTTTGAATTTAGAAATGCAGAATTTGTAAAGTCTTATTCAACAGTTAATGAAAAAGTATATGTGGAATTTATAGACCCTGTTTTTCCATATGTTACAAATAAAACTTTTATTTTAATTGGTGGCAAAAACTATTATCTTTATATTGATGAAAATAACAATTATTATGTTAATTTAGCTGATTTTACAAATTTTAAAGACTATGATGTTATAGTACTTAATCAATTAACATGTGAACAAATAACATCATTAAATCAAGTTTTGTATGAGTATAATTTAGACCCACCTTTTAATCAAACTGATTATAGACCAATTAATGATAATTATATTGTGCCGTTAGAATTTTCCATACTTAATAATAATACATCATCAGTAAATAAAAAAATTCAACCATTACATGTACATACATTTGGTGATAACAAAGTTGTGTTTCACTATACTAGTACTCAAAATTTAATACTTGTTAATAAAACAGAAAGTTTTACAAAAATTTCTCATAAAAAACGTATAGTTGAAGATTTGTCAAACGAAATAGTATCAATTGAGAAACAAGATGAATTTCTTTATTACACACATGTTAAATATCCAGTTTGTGAAAATACTGTTGTATTTGTTTATAAAAACACAATGGAAGGTCCACCTAGTTCTCATATATATGATATCATACCATTGGAAGGTATTACCGAACCAAGATTTAATATTGAAAATAAAACATCAATTTATTTTAACCAAGAAGCAAATTCAACATACTTTTCTATAAAGACAAAATACATAGACCAAGAACTAAAGAAAAATGTTGGTTTTATCCAAAGAAATACATGGAATATTGCTCAATCTGGCTATTCAATTGCAAATAATTCATTAGTTATAACAATGCCTGATGATTTTGTGTTAATTCATTTAGAAAATAAATCTTTTTACAAAATAAATAATTTTTTAATTTCATATACACACATTAGCACATATGATAATAAACTTGTTATTAGTTGGAATCCACTTAATGGAGTTTTGACTGGACCAATTAGTTTGAAACAATATTTTATTGAATCCATTGGAAGTGTTTTTAGGCCTTATGAAAATAGAAAATACATTGTAAAACTTGAACATCCATATCAATATTTACCAACAACAAATTTGTACATGTACCAATATGATGGTAGTGGTAATAAATTTGATAATAATTTATATTTAATAGAAACAACAGAATCAAGCAGTGGTCCAAATGGGTATTTTCAAACAATAATCCCACAATCAACAATGCAATTAATCACCGGTAATAAATCATTTACAACTAAAATTTTAGATAAAGTTAGGGAAAATAACAAAATTTGTTATGTTGTATCATGTTCAGAAAAACTTAACACAAATCAAACATATTTATATCACTTTAATAATTTTAAGATGAATTTGGCAACAAGTATAAGGTTTTACCAAAATAGTTTACAATTTGCAAAGTTTTACTCTCAAACAGAATTAGACATTATAAATGTATTTATGAGTGATTCAGTAAATGATTTTAAAAAACTAGTAGATCCCAGTTCAATTCTAAATCCATCAAACTTTTATTTAGTTTCATATGAAAAATCAGAATTAACCAATTTATTTTACACTAATGAATTTAAACAAAATAATAATATGAATAAAATAGTTGAATATAAGAAAGAAAAAATAACAACAAATATAGTTCCAAAATTTAGTGACTATAGTAAATTTTTCTCATCAATAAAGTTATATTTTAATGACCAATTAGTAGAAGAATTAAATGAAAATACATATGCAATTGATAAATATTTATACTCAACAGATGAGACTCGTAATCAAAAAAATAAAATGAGTGAGATTAGGTTTGATGGCAAAAAATGGTATTTTTATTTACCTTTAATTTTTTGGTATTCTTGTAAACCTGGTTTATCAATACCAACTGTTGCCATGCCAAATACTCAAATAAGACTAAAATATTCATTAAATGATGTTGCTAATACTTTAACCAATGATTTAAAAAACACATTAGACACAACTTTTACATTTACAAATAAACCGGCTGTGAATTTGTCGTTAATTACGGATTATATTTTATTAGATAATATTGAAAGAAAATTATTTGGAAATAATGCACATGAATATATTATTGATCGCTATAAAATGTATCCTGATACATATATAACGAGTGAAGAATCTATTGTGAAGTGTAATTTTAAAGGATTAGTTAAGGATATTCATTTAATCTCAAGACCTTCTTCAAATCCAAAACTAACATATTATCCAGTTATCAATACCAAATATGATGCAAAATATGATAATTATAAAAAAGCATATTACTTTTACCTTGATGTTTTATCTTATGGAAAATATAGAACTGACGAACAACGTAATTATGCAGTTGATATTGAAACAATAAAGAGAAATGAAATAAAATATGCATTATATAAAATATCAACAAATAAAATTAGTTCAGACTTTTTTCAAATTAATAGGTTAATTGAATGGTTTAGCACATGGTCAATATGGAGTGAAGATTTGTTAAAATACCTTATGTATTATGAAACAAAATATTTATCTCAAATTACCGACTATAAAAGAAACGAATATTTAATTGCAATGTACTTAAAATATCAATTTTCAAATGACTTTGACACCCAAACAATTTCACCAGTTGAATCATTATTATTTAAAGCTAATGGCACAGCTCTTTTATCTGAAAGAGATTATACTTATTTTACTGATGTTGTACCTTATCAAAAATTTAATAATTCTTTACCAAACGGACACTACGCCTATACTTTTTCATTACATCCAACTGAAGATCAACATTCGGGCCATTTGAATTTTTCCAACTTTGATGATGTGGTTATACGAGTTAAATCAAATCCTAAGGTAAATTCCGACCCATATAGTTTATCGACAGTAATAAAAGAATATAATATATTAAGATTTATGAGTGGACATAGTAGTTTAGCATGGTTATAAAAGCAAATGAAACTTTCAAAAAGTTTTTTTTAAACTTTCAAATGCTAAATTGTAAACCGCCAATACCATTAGATGTTCTTAATATATTATATTGAATTGAATATCCCCTAAGTGTTACGGGATTTTGATAATTAATATTTTTATTTAATTTAAATAATATGTAAGCGTCATCTACCTTACTAAAATTTAAACTTCCAGATGGTTGTAATTCCATTGGATTTAATCCAAATGAATAAAAATAGATTCCTTTTTGTGTACTTTTAATTTTATATTGATATTTGGGTAAATAGGTATAATATTCAAAACTATTTGGTTCCATTCTATTAATTGAATTTATAACTAGGGTATTTTTATTTACGATTTCTTCCTCTGTTTCAGTGTATGGGAAAGTTGTATAATTAAAGTTATCATTTGAATTTGAGTTTGATAGTAAAATACCACGCCAAATAAGTAATTTTACTGGATTTGATAAAGGCAATTTATAAGTTACGTTTGTTGAATACATTACTTGGTCTGGTATGTTTTGTACAATTGGAATAAGATATTCATGAGAATTATTTAAAAAATTAAATCTTTCAAAGTTATCCAAGTAAATATAATTAATGACTAAAAATGCATTTAATAACGAAGGTTTATTAAAACGGAAATAATCTTGATCTTTAACAACAACAGAATTTGGTTTTATATTGTTTGTAGTTTTAGATATATTACCAGTTAATACAAGATATGAATCATTTAACTTTGATGGAACAATAAATTTTCCTTTAACTGGGTTATAATACAAGTTTTGTGTAACAGGATCAAAACTAACGAATTCACCAATGTGTTTTATATTTTGAGATGTTTGTGAAAATATTTCTCCTGGTTTAAATATACAGAAATTATCTGATAGTGTTATGTAATGACTTGGTGATAATTTATAACATTTTTCAATATCATTAAATTCCACATGTATTTTTATATCATTATGTGTTAGTGCAATTAGTGGTAATGCAAGCCCCGTATCTTGACAAAACCAAAAATATAATGGTATATAAAGTTTATATGATTCTTTTGTTTTTGAAAATTTAGTTAATTTTGGAATGTTTCCAATCATTTTATTATAACCTGGTTTTTGTCCTGTGCTTATTGTTATTTCACTCCAAATATTTAACCAATCACCATAATTCCTTTCAATTACTGACCCCCCTATTTCTATTTCAATAAAATTTATTAAAGCTAATCCAATTTTATCAACCCAAGCAAATTGTTTATTAGATGCAGATGTATTTTCAAGTTGTATATTAGGTAATTCTACACAAATATATGACATACCAATTAAATCAGCATTTTTTGCCACGTTTATAGTACATCTTCTGCCAAAATCTGGAGTTGTTTTAAAGTATTGTGGTGTTGGTTCAATTGAATAATTTGTATGTCTTCTATAGGCTATTTTAAAAAATGTTATTTCTGGTTGAGCAGACAAGTAAAGATTCTCCTTACCCACCGAAACAAGTAGTAAAAGTCCTAATCCCATTATACAATAATTAGAAATTCCATCTTTATATTATTTTATTAATAATAATTATTATTAATAAACTAAAAATCAATTTATTTATTTATCTGTTTAACCGAGTAAAGCACCGAAGTTAATAGATTTGGGATCAACGGAAAGAGCTTTTAATTCAGCTTCAGTTGAAGGAGCTTCTTTGTTAGCAGCTTCAGCAATAGATCTGAGAATACTTAATAAGTCGTTTTGTTTCTTTGCAACACGAGAAAAGTATTTGTTACGGCTTTCAACAAATTGTTTAAGATGGTCCATGCTTAATACACTGGTAGCATCTTTTTCACCGTGAATTTCAAGTAATTTAGCGTATTTTTCGGTGTATAAAGAAGCTTTGTATAATTTTTCTTCTGCTTCTTTAAGAGATTTAATTAATTCGTTAATTTTATCGGAATCTGATTTTTCAATTGTTTTATTGAATTTTTGTAATCTACCAGTAAGAGCTACAAAGTGACTTTCAATAATGAAACTGGTTCGCTTGGTGGAATCAGAAACTTTAGTTTCTAAGTCTTCAACAATACCACCTCCAGACATGAGGGTAAATCTTGGACCATAACCTTGGACACCATGGATACCTAAAGTAAAGCTTAATTTAGAATTGGAGTCTCTAATTCCGTTGGCTAATTTGTCAACTGAACTGACAGATAAAGTAGGAACAGCTAAACGAGCTTTAACACCCATTCTATGTAATCTGCTACCAGCAAAAGCATCGGGATCGTTAATTCTTAAGTTATCAGTACCACCAGTGTAGTCACTGTTAAGGATAGAAGGATTGGAGTTAACTTTATGAACTAACATTTTAAGGTAACCAATAAGTTTGCCATTATTGGCAATTTTTTTAACATCATCAGCGCTCATACCACTACTATATTTTTTAGTAAGGTCAACAAGATTGGCAATCCATGCATCGGTGGATTTGTATTTAAGAAGTCTACGATTTGCAGTGTTATCCCAAACTTGTTCCATACCAAATTCGAAAGCGTTAAGGGTTTGAACAGCCATAGCAGGTAACATAGCATCAACTTCTTTTTGAGCATCAGGCCAGAAAGCGTCTCTATCAAGGAAAGTCTTGCATTTCATAACATTTTTTCCGGATAAGCAATCACGTAAGTAGTCAGCACATTTTTCACCACTAGTTGTACCTTCTATAAAGCCAGTGCCTAAACACTTGTCTTCGGTTTTAAGTGATTGGAAAGCAGGAGAGCCAACATCAACACGAACTTCTTTTCCGGATGCATCGCGCATGTAAAGTTCAGAGCCTTTGCGGTAATAAGTTTGACCGGTGGGTTTAACGTCATCATTCCAGAAGCTGGAAGGACCAACAGATTGAGTGGCAGAAGCAACATGAGCTTCAAGTAAACTTCTGAGCCAGAATTTGTCGAATCTGTATTTGAATTCAAGAGCAGCATCAGAACCAGTTCCAGATTTAATGGCATCATGTACTTTTTTAAGTTCTGTGTGACTGGAATCAACCATATTTGCTAAAGTTGTTCTTGCATTATATTTTAAGGTTTTAACATTTTGCCATTGTGTAGTAACATTTTTCTGATCAGTTGAACCATCTTTCATTTCGGCGAATAAAGTTTTAATTAATTGTTGAGTGAATTGTTTTTCGGGGTCACCAGAAGTATTACCAGCATTGGCTTTAACAATTTCAAGTGCATCAGCAAGTTCAGTAGAAGTTAAAGGTTTACCATCTAAACGGTTACCAATATCAGTACCAAATTCAATCCATTCTTTATGCATTTCGTCATCAGGTTGAGTATTATCTTTGAAAAATTGTGATCTAAACTCAGAAGTAAACTTGGTAATTTTAACTCCAGTCATTGAATCATCCCATTGATTTCTAAGAACGTCAACAAATAATTTGGCACGTTTGTCAGTAGTTTTCATGAATAGGGCAAGTAATTTAAGATTTTCAGTATTTTTGGACATCAAATATATATAATATACTATAGAAAAAAATTTATTATATTTTTTTTAAATATTTTTAAAAAAATATTTTTATCTTAACTATGTTATAATAATGTTAAACCAAAATTATTTTGGACTCCCATTATGGGTTTGGATTGTTGTGCTAGCTATTGTAGCATATGGTGTTTATCAATCATGTGAAAAACCATCAAAAAACCCCGTTGTAAAAACCGAAGTTAAAGAAAAATTTTCTGATTCTGCCCCCAAGTCCTCAAACAAACCTATAATAAAAGTATTTAATTTTAACACAAAAGATTGCGGTTGGTCAATTAAATTTAGACCAGAATGGGACGGATTTATGACCTATGTTGCTAATCCTACTAATGACTTAACACATGTAAAAGCATATGATGTTAGATGTGATAAAGAAGAAAATAAAAAGATATGTAATGAATACAATGTACCTGGTTATCCTTATGTTGTAATCGAAGTAAATGGTTCAAGAACATCATATGAAGGTGAACGTACAAAAGATGCATTAGTTGCCTTAGTTTCTTCAATTTAAAAAACTATTTTTGATTTACTTTAACCTTTAAATATTAAATTAAATCAAATGCTAAAACTATTTAAACCAATTTTATTTAATATATATTATATAAGTAGTAATATGTCGAAAATTGAAATTGATTTTAACAGTTTGAAATATAACCTATACGAAATTCTTAATGTAACTCCCGATGCTGATGATAATAAAATTAAAAAGAGTTTTATGAAAGT